AAGTGGGAACAATTGAGAAAAGATATAAAAGAACATGGGTTAAGACATAGCACACTCTCAGCTCAAATGCCATCAGAATCCTCTAGTGTGGTATCAAATGCTACAAACGGCATTGAACCACCTAGAGATTATTTAAGTATTAAGAAGTCTAAGAAAGGTACTTTAAAGCAAATAGTTCCTGATTATCCAAGACTTAAAAACTTTTACACTTTATTATGGGATATGAAATCAAATGAGGGATATATAAATGTTGTTGCAGTAATGCAGAAATATTTTGACCAAGCTATATCAGGTAATTGGTCATACAATCCCGAAAACTATGATGAAGGACAAGTGCCTGTGTCTGTAATGGTAAATGATTTGCTTACGACATACAAATACGGCTGGAAAACATCTTACTACCAAAACACATATGATGGTAAAAAAGATTTAGAAGAGCCAGCACACCCGGTGGGTTTCCACGATAACATTAAAGAAGCTCCCGTAACGAGAGATGACTTTAAAGGTACAGATGTAGAGTATGAAGAATACTGTGAATCTTGTACAATATAGAAAGGTAAGATATGAATTTTTGTGCTAACTTACCATACATCAAAGTATGGATAAAAAAAGAGTATCTACATGACTTAGAAAAAGGACATGGAGAATTAGTTGAAGGTGTTTTGATTGCAGTTAAATCAATGCAAGGCAGAGCATTAATGTTTGAAGCATATCTACCTGAATATGGTGCATGTTTTGATAAGTTTCCTTTAACAGCTTTATTATGGAAACCTGATATAGTAGAAGAAGAACAATTATCTTTGAATGATTTATGTTTATGGGATAGTTTTAGTTATGATATACAAGTTTGGTCTAAAAGATTGTTAAGAAATTGTGATGTTGAGGTTATGTTAAAAGGTGGTAAGAGAATGAGAGGTGAATATTTGTTTACTATTGACGCATGTCACAGTGACTCTAATATTATAAATACATCTGTCGCTGAAGTACCAAGTGAACATAAACAACATAACTTTGGTAAATTAGATAACGGCCAATTTTTTGCACAACCCAACAATAGAATGTTGTGGTATGAACAATCATTAACACCAAAAGAATTAAAGAAGCCTGACTTCCAGGTTTCTAGTCGTTACTTCTTTTGTGAACAAGAACAAAAATGGGCATTTGGAGATAGTAACGATTACTTTTATGAAGATAAGGAAAGAGAGAATAAAGAATAATGGCTAAGACAGTATTAAATAAAGATAAAAATTTAGACTTTACAAAACAACCTATGTTTTTTGGTCAAGATTTACAAATACAAAGATACGATAATATGAAGTATCCTATATTTGATAAATTAAACCAACAACAATTAGGTTTCTTTTGGAGACCTGAAGAAGTATCTTTACAAAAAGACAGAAACGATTATGCTAGTCTTAACGAACAACAAAAGTTTATCTTTACTTCCAATCTTAAATATCAAACTATGTTGGATAGTGTACAAGGTAGAGGCCCATGTTTGGCATTTTTACCTTTCTGTTCTTTACCAGAATTAGAGGGTGCAATTGTAACTTGGGACTTTATGGAAACAATCCATAGTAGAAGTTATACATACATCATTAAGAATTTATATTCAAATCCTAGTGAAGTGTTTGATACTATTATACAAGATGAGAAAATTGAAAGAAGAGCTGAATCAGTAACTAAAACATATGATGATTTAATTTCAATGGGTTATAAATGGCATTTAAATCCAGAAAAAGTTGATATGTATGAACTTAAAAAGAAACTTTATCTTGCTATGGTATCAGTAAACATACTTGAAGGCCTAAGATTTTATGTATCATTTGCTTGTTCATTTGCATTTGGTGAATTAAAATTACTAGAAGGATCAGCAAAGATTATTTCATTTATTGCTAGAGATGAAAGTCAACACTTAGCAATGTCACAAAAAGTTATTAATAACTGGATAGACCATGAAAATGATAAAGAAATGAATAAAGTAATGAAAGATTGTGAAAAAGAAGTTTATAAAATGTATGATGAAGCACTAGCAGAGGAGAAAAGGTGGGCAACGTATCTATTCTCTAAAGGTAGTATGATAGGTTTATCAGAAAAATTATTACATCAATTTGTAGAGTATATGGCAAATAGAAGAATGAGAGCCATACAATTAATACCACAATACGAACAAAAAACAAATCCACTTCCTTGGACTGACCATTGGTTAAACTCAAAAGGTTTACAAAATGCTCCACAAGAAACAGAGATTGAGAGTTATGTAATAGGTGGTATTAAACAAGATGTTAAAAAAGATCAATTTAAAAAGTTTAAATTATAATGGTAGAAAAAAGAGTAAAAACTTGTTCAAGTTGCGAAACTAAATATACCATAACATGGGACTTAGAAGTACAGGACTTAACACCTATCACTTGCCCATTTTGTGGTTTTGAAACAAATGATGAAGAAGATATAGAGGATGAAACAGTTTGGACAAATGATAAAGAAGACACAGACGAAGACGATAATTGGAATTGATTATTCACTAACAAGTCCAGCTGTTTGTATTAATGATGATGGTGAGATTATGTATTATTATTTGACAAAAAAGAAAAAGTATATTGGTCAGATGGCCAAAAATATTTTAGGTTTTGAACACAAAGAGTATCTTACACCTATACATAGATTTTCTCAAATATCAGATTTCGTTATCGAACTACTAGAAAAAACAATCCATAAAACACAAAAAGTATTCATAGAGGGATATTCTTTTGGCTCTAAAGGCCAAGGTGTATTTCAGATAGCAGAGAACTGTGGTATACTTAAATATAGATTACAAGAATTTAATATAGAATATGATACAGTTGTCCCTAGTGTTGTAAAGAAAGGTGCTACGGGTAAAGGTAATGCAGACAAAGATATGATGTATGAATCCTTTTTAAAAGAAACAAAGATTGATTTGAAAAAAATATTTGATACTGAAAAGGTTGGTAATCCTGTATCAGATATTGTTGATAGTTATTATATACAAAAGGTTGGTTATGAAAATTCTAAGGGCTAAAACACATTTACCTGAAGTTAATTTTAAAGTATTAGAAATACCTCTAAATGAAATAAAAATAATACCCCCTATTGAATGGATTGAAAATAGAAGTAAAGAGTTTGGTTATAATGAAAGTTTTGATAGTAAAGGCATGTTATACCCTATAGTAGTTACAAGCTGGGAACCAAAATGGGTTATAGATAGAATATTACCTAAAAATCCTCATCACGCAGGTGAAAAACCAGGCACATTAAAACCTTATATGTATGTACATGTAGGCAATAAAAGAGTTTACTATGCACAACAAAATGGTTATGATAAAATTGAAGGATACTTTGTAGAGAAACAAGAAGACAAAAGTTTGATACAAAGGTTACAACATATACCTCATACGGAGATACCTAAATGATAGATGTACCTGAAAATATAGAGATGACTAGAGATGGTTATACACCTCATAGATTTATGCACAAGTTTATAAATGATGATGTGTGGACTAAATTGAGAGAAGAATGGCCTGAAGCCTCTTTATTTAAAGAAGAAGGAAATACAAAGGCAAGAAGACACAATCAAAGACCACATTTAAGAATGTTTGCTTGTTATTGTTATTGGCCACAAGAGGGCACATATTTTGATAAGTATAAAATACACAGATACCAATTATCAAAAACTTGGGACAGTTTCATAGATTGGTTAATAAGTGATAAAGATTATTTAGATTTTATAAGAGATAGTTTAGAAATTACAGGTGACTTTAAAATGAGATTTGATTGGCACATTGCAAAAGGTGGACAAGATGTATCACCTCATACAGATAGTCCTGCTAAGTATGGTAGCCATCTTTTTTATTTTAATCCAAGGGGTTGGAATGATGATTGTGGTGGTAAAACAGTATTCTATAAAGATAAACAGATAGAAAATTTAAATCCAGAATTTTCAGATTTTAAAAACAATATAGTATATCCTAATACTGGTAATACATCATTATTATTTAAGAATGAGGAAAACGGTTGGCACGGTGTAACACCTGTCAATACAGAATTAACAAGAAACATATTCAATGTGGTGGTATTAAAGAATGACAATTAAAATATATAATAAAGAAAAAACAAGATTAGATTGGCAGTTTGATTACAGAGAACATGCTGGTATAAAATTTAAGTATGATATTAATAATAGATTAATTAATAAAAGAATGAATACTTACTTTACAAAAGAACCAAAAACTATTGAATGGATAGATAGTTTTGAACCACATGATACTTTAGTTGATATTGGTGCTAA